TTCATGCTGACTGGCATGCCGGCGCTTTTTCTCACACATGTGAGCTTCAATACTGGTTTCTTTGACAAATACTTTTTTACAGTAGTTGCATTGATGCGTCATTTCTTGTCCTGACCAGCTTGTTTGAAATAAGCGTCGATTTCCTTTTGAGTTGTAATTTTTGCCATGACGTCAATCTCATCATCTTTGTATGTGGGATATATTTCCATCAAGGCTTTGCGTTTGGCACTGAGTCCTGCTTCTTTTTTCTTGGGCGCAATCCAATTGTGTCTAAACACACCTGCTCCTGGACTGACAGTTGTGGCCATGAGCCATTGCAGTTTAGGATGCTTACTAACAGAGAAAAAGTGTTTGTTGAGATTTTCGTTACAATTTTGTAGATAATATTGTTCTAACAAATCCCCTTTAGGATGGTGTTTGACGTCTACCGCCGAGCCCCAGCGCAACATCAAAAATGTTGAAAACTTTTTACGCTCTTCGGGCGAGAGTTCATCATAGAACTTTCTGTTTTTGAGATCAAACTGTTTCATCTCATTAGCAATACTGAGCTTATCCAATTTGCAATACCTCTCTGTAGATTTGATGTTTTATGGGCATGCTGTCAAACCATTTTTCGTTTCTGTAGTTGTCTTGTATCAATTGCTGTGCTAGAAATTGATGCCAGTGTGCTTTATTATACTGTTGATTGCGAAGTGCGTCAATAGCACCACGTATGTTGATGTGCTCAGAAAATCTGCATTGCTCTAGCATTTCAATCAAGGGCGGCCTAAAATGCATGGGTATTGATCCTAGACCAATTACACTATCCACATTGGCCAGCACAGGTTCAAATGCATGCGGTGCTGCCAGCCAGTCAAAGTATTCTAACAAACTGGGCAAGAACCAAATGTTGATTGCACTGATGACTGTGGCCACACGCACACTGATATTGGGTTGCGTCAACACCCACTTTAGGTTGTTTTCGATTGCAGCCCAATCACTACCGCTTCGTACAATTTCAGCGTAAGCGCCCACAGCATCAATACTGGCATGAACATTGATGCGTCGAAAGTAGGGCCACAAGTCTTGCACACGTTTGTTTTTGTAACCCAGCACACTCATGTTGGTGCTGTACATCAATCCAGGATTACTTCCTTGTGCAATTAGCTTTTCCAACACTTGATAGTGTTGTGGATTCAACAAAGGTTCGCCACCAGCAAAGTATACTTCTTGGCACTGACTTAGATCCATGTCATCAATGGGAGTGGCTTCGTGTAGCACAATTTCCTTTTGTCCTGCTTCGCTGGCCCAAGATGTACTAAAGCCCGGGCCACAACTACGACATTTCATGTTGCAGAGATTGTTGTTGCGGAAATCTAAAAATTGTATTTGGTGTGTTTGGCAATCTGTTTCAAATCTAGCAAACATATCTCGCCAGCCGCTGCGATCAGGGGCGCAACTATTTTTGCATTCTTTAGGTACTTCGCCACGTAGAAATGCGCCACCAACTGCTTCAGTCATTTGTTGTTGACTGTCAAAGCCGCCACCGCCCCAGGCACAGCAAGGTGAATACTTGCCGCCAGGCATATAGCTCACACTAACCCAAGGTGCTTTGCAGTACACGTTACTCATGTTGCTTCTTTAAATTGTACATTACAAATAACTGATCCAACATCTCTCGCATGGCCGGATCTGTTTCGCACATTCTCAATACTTGGTTTATTTCACTACGATACATTTCTATTTCTGGACTGATGTCAGTGACATAGCCCACTAACTTGCGTTCTGTTTTGCCAAACTCTCGAGCAAAGATTGAACCAGCAACACGTTCGTAAATGTAAGTTGCGCCAGGAGTAAGTGTGCCCATTAGTGATTCCTTGCGCCTTGAAAAACACAGTTGAAAAGCATGTTGCTGTCGCCGTCGTTGATCACACGATGGAAAGCACCGTCAGGAATAAGCACAACACTGCCAGGCCCCACGTTGAATGGTTCAGTATCTTCGTTGCCAACAATCATCTTGCCAAACCCTTGCACAAACACATAGACTTCTTCTTGCCCCGGATGCCTGTGTCCACGAGTTTGTTTTCCACGATACAGTCTTGTGCTACTGACAACAAGATTAGTTAAAGTTTTATTGTCTTTTACAATGTATGTGTCGTCATCTTTAATGGTGTCGCCACCTATGTCTGTGTTGTTAAAATGAAGTTCCATGTTACCAAGCCTTGTTGTAGTCCACTATCTCGCAGTTACGACTGATGTCTTTGACAAAGTACACACAGTCAGGTTCGGGATCGTTGTTAAGTGGCACGGCCAACATCTGTCCATTCTTGAGCTTGGGTGCGTACCAGTTCACTTCATGATACACGTCTAGTATTTCAATGTCAGGGAAACTGGGTCTGTAGCTTGACAGCGGATTGAACTGAAATACCCTAAAGCCCCTATCATTGATGCTGGTCAAGGGCAACACTTCTAGGTCGCCAATGTCAGGCTCACCTATTAATATTTGCCAATCCATGGGCATTTTGATTGTGGTCTCACCTATACGCAAAACCAGTGCAGGACTGTTAAACGATTCAAGAAATATCAGCGGGATAAAATGATAGTCTGGATCTGCTGGGTTACTATTGTCAAGAATAGCAAAACGCATGTCATCTACTTCTTCAGGAAGATGATCAAGGTCATAGAAGTTATTGTCTAAAGTTAGAATTCTCATATGTTGTTCAGTATACAGATTTTATTTGACTTTGTCAAGTCTTTTTAGTATGACGCCGCAGTCCAAGGTTTGATGAACCACTTCCCAGCCACAGGCCAGCAAATACACCACAGCAGGGCCGCATTTACCAATCCAGCAATCGTTATAACAATAGGTGTCATCAAATGCTACCACTGCTCTTGGTGCCAAACAAGGATATATCAGCAACAGTTGTTTCAAGTGTTCTGTCTGGCACTGTTGATTGGACATTACAACGCCACGGTCAGCATATTCGGCCATTTGCATTTTGATTGCTGGCCGTACATCGTCGATGTCCCAGATGTAATCAAAGTTATCCAAATACAGCGCATCAACATCAGTCCAGTTAAATGCAAAGTCGTCTGCCCAATCAGATCCCGACTGCACTACAAATTCTGTATTGGGTAACTTTGCTTCCCAGTGACTTTTTGCCTTACTGCTTATGTCTACTGTGATAAGTTTTTTATTGTGTTCTGCTGCCAAGGCGTCTAGCCATTGAGTGCTGCCTTCGCCGCGATCTGAACCTATTTCAACTAACACACCATTGGCGCTAGGCTCTAAGTATGTGCCAATGTGTTGGTATACTCTTCCCATTAGGCTACCTTCATCCAGTCTAGCTTTTCTTGTGAGAAAGGATAGTTGGCTTCCTTATAAAACTGCTTGCGTTTGGTCAAGTGTCTTTTTGCAAATTTGCAGGTTGATGTGAGGTCCCAAATTTGCACATGATCTTTGTCTTCTGCTTTTCTGATGCCTCGACCAATGCTCTGGATGACTCTAACAAAACTCTTGCCAGGCTCAACCAGCACAAGATTAAAAATTCTCGGAATGTTAATTCCAACCGCAGCCACACCGTATGTGGCCACAATGATTTTATCAGTGGCTTCTGCAACTTCATCATATTCATCCTGTCTGTCTTTTGCTTTGGTAGCACCTGACACAAACACAGCACGTTCGCCTAGTCTGGCCACAAGTTGTCTACCACATTCAGTTCTATCAACCAACACTAGAGTGTTGCCTGTAGCATTGACTTTTTCAATCAGTGACGCCATGGTATCTAGTCTACCTGACTCTTCCAGCAAGTACTTTAGTTCACTTTGATAATCCTTGTACTCTACATGATCAATCAACTGCACAATGTTTACATGGCAGTTTGCCAGCACACCTTGTTGCTGTAGTTCATTTGCTGACAGTTTACTAACCACTGGACCAAGGCTTACTAACAGTGCTTGGCTTTCAAACTTTTCTTTGGGCACAGTACCTGTCAGTCCCCAACGGATTGGAATATGTGCCATTACTCCTGTGAGCAAGGTCTTGAGTGCATCTGCTTTGGCCATGTGTACTTCGTCCACCATAACGCATACAACATCTTCCAAGAAGTCTTGGATGGTAAAGTCAGCAGTGCCTGCTTTTGTTTCTTTTAGCAAGTTGTTTAGACTTTGCCATGTGCAGATAGTGTGTGTTTTGTTGTAGTCTTTTCTGTCGCCAAAGTACACGCCAACGTCTAGTCCTAGATTAACATAGTCTTTTTCTGTTTGTGTTACCAAACTCTTGTTGGGCACAATAACAATGCTTCGTCCATACTTTTGCACGTTCCAACTCAAGGATGCAGTCATAATTGTTTTACCTGCACCTGTGGCAACTTCCTGAATGCATTGTGGATTCTCTAAGAAGTTGTTGATGATCTCAACTTGATAGTCACGCAACCCAATTGGTTGCCCTTCCATGGGATGACCTTTGGGCCATGTAGTTGCAGAAAATGTATCCTCCAGCATGGTATCAAATTGAAATTGATTGCTGTAGGTACGTTGATCATCTAAATCAATATCATAATCAAACTTTTCCAAGATGGGAATAATCTCAGGCAGTAGGTTTGTATAGGTGCTGCCACCAAGTTGGAAATAACTCACTGTGCCATCCCAACGGCCTAACCGTACCGCAGGCAAGTGACGAGCATAAGGCAATTCATACTTGAACGCTTTTACTAGAGCTTTGCGAACGTCTAGGTCCAGTCCTTCAATCTTGATATTGACTTCATCTTTAATGACTATAGTTGCTTGTTTCATTCTAATATAACTTCATGCACCCACTGTCGGCGTGCTATTTGGAATAGTAATTCTTCTCTGTTGCCAGCATAGACCAATTCAGCAACAGGAAAACGCAAGGGTTGCGCTTTTATATTATACACACCTGTAATGTTATGTGCAACGAAAAAATCTCTATGTTGGTCAATATAGTTTTGTACTGACCCATAAATCTCACTTAGGTCTCGATTGTAAAAGGATACGTTAAAGTCGGCGCTGTAATGACTGAATGGACAAAATGCATCGTCACCTATGTACTTATCGTTATCATGTGCTAGATCTTCTACTGTTTTACCTATTTCGCAGTAATTGAGATACACAGTACCAAACTTAATGCGCCAATCTCCATAAGTGCCCTGTAGCTCTGGATCCAATGTATGCGTCTTGGGCATACCGTACCAAGTACAAACAAATCTTGGATTGGCGCCTGCCGCGACTGCCTCACATCTATGCACCGCAAGGTTAAGTTCGGCAAGTGCTTTTTTTACTGGTTCTGGCGCCTGTTGCCAGTACGGTGTGTTTTGCTGATCTAGTAACCCGTGATATCGCTCAAAGATGTTGTGCAAGTAGTTAAGACAGTCTTGTGTGTATTCAAACTGACGATGTATGAT